AAGCTCACGGGTAGCACCAGCACCAGCACCAGCACCAGCACCAGCACCAGCACCAGCTCAAGTTCCAGAACCACCCGGATTTCGTGAAAGGTTAAGAAGAGTTAGAGATAATATTAGAAATGGAGCAACGCGACTTCCAGAAAGAATTAGGAGACAATTGAGAGAACATAGGGGAAGAAGACAACAGGATGAAGAACAAGGTAGATGTGTTTTACAGGGAGGTAATTAATGAGCTTTATTATGAACCCCCCAATGTTTTTCATCTAATTTAAAATCATTTTTAAAAAAATCAACTATTTTTTTTGGTTGATCTTTTTCAATATCATATATTAATAATTTGGTATTTTCATTTTTGAAATATTTGATAACATCGTTTACATGGTCAAAAAATATATTTTTCCATATATTATCAATTTCAGTTTTATTACAATTAAAATATTTACAATGTTTTTCTAGTAATCCAGATCTCCAATGTTTTTTTCTTGATAATATCCATTTATCAACATTTCTTATATTTAATATAAATTTAGAACCCGGGTTTTGTATATGTAATTTTTTATAAAAATCTTTCGCATCAGTAGAAGTACAATCATCTGTTATATCAGAAAAAAAAATTACATCATTTTCAATCCCATCTAAAAGTTTTTTATGTTTTTTTTCATTCATACGAAAATGATTTACCAAAGTTCTATACCATTTATCTCTACAGCAATATGGTTTCTGATTTTTTCTAGGTATTAAGTCATTTTTATCATAGTAACGATGACTATAAAAGTGACAGGATTTTATATTATTTTTACTAAAAAATTTATAAAATGAACAAGTCGCTGTTTTGTTAAAGCCTATTAAAAATATTTTATTTACCATATAAAAATAAATATAATTAAAATTTACAGAATATATTAGTTCGCGGGAGAGAAGTTTTATATAGCGTTATAGTATATGCCTAGTTTGGGGAAAAATATTGCTATCGGACAACCAAAAGGACCATCTGCTAGAATTGCTGAAGCAAAATATGTAGGAACATTAGGAACATTTGGTGCCAAACAAAATAGTACAGTAAATAGTAAATTTGATAGTTCAACTGGAATGGGAAATTCAGATGGAAATAGAAAATTACAAGCATCAGTGATGCCAAATGTAACTAAACAAAATTTAACAAATTTAACAAGACATCAAAAAAATAATGGAGCCAGATCATCATCCCAATTAAATGTTGAAGGAAATTTAGGATCTATGGGTAGAATTGCTAGATTAAAAGCACAAGCAATTAAAAATAGTAGAGCTTAAAGCTAATAAATTTTTAATAATATTAATATGAATTAGTATTATTATGGGGAAAAAAACAGTGTTACTCGGGTTTGTGGGACTTTATAGAACCTTCAAGATTACATCTGAAAATTTATTTGCTAATCTTATAACCCCCAATTCACATGATTATGATTTTACTATAATTATCAATACTGATAAACAAAATAATGATAGAGTTATAAAAAGAGGAGGAGGATGGAAATCATCAGAACATTATCAGTATGATGATAATAATTTATTAGATAAAGATCTTAATAGATATTACAACAGAAAAAAACAATTAAAAGATATAATTTACTATAATAATAATAGTAATACAATAGGAGGTACTGGAATATTTGAATTAAGAATTAAACAAATATTAGAAAAAGAGAAAAAAAAATATGATTTTTACATATTTTTAAGAATGGATGTTGTATTAAATAAATCAATAAATTTGAATAATTTTCAATTAAGAAATGGATTTATTAATGGAAGTCAAATTACAAGAGGATTATTACACGATAGAGATTTTGATTATTGCTGGTTTGGTACAAACGAAGGCATTCATTTAATGGTTTTTCCAGAAAAATCAAAATATTGGAAAAATATAACAAACAATGATTTAACAAATGAGTTGTTATATAATATCAATGACCAAGTAGGTTTTAAAGGAAAATTTATAAAATATTTACAAAAAAATAAAGATACATGGGCAATTAGATGGTATAAAAGAATACACAATTTACATTTAAATAATTGTGTTTTTAATGTATTTCATGAAAAAAGAAATATTTACGCAAAAATTATACGATAGATTTATATTAATTAATCTTTTATTAATATAAATGTACCAATCACAAAATGTTGAACCAGACAAATTTAGACAAGCGGTAATTAATTTTAATGAGTTTACATTCTTATCTACAAGCGAGAAGGAATTAATAAAACATAATCCAGAGTTGCTTCAAAAGTTTTGGCAATTTTTAATTCTTCTTAATAGAAACCCAGGCAAATATGGAGAGATATATATAGAACAACATTTTCATAGAATGGTAAATAATTGGAAAGAAGAGTTAATTAAAATGTTATATTGGCTAACTCCTGAACAATTAATTGAAGTTAAAAAAGAAGAAAATTATAACCTACTCAACAAGTTAGCTATATATTTAAGAGCGATAAATGCAAAACATGAGATTACTCCTGGAGTTTATACAGAAAAAAAAATGAAAGATTATACAGTAAAATTATTTGACATAATTAAGAAAGTTAAAAAACTAAAAGATATATCAAAACCCAGTTCTAAAATGACACAACAAGAAGCGTCGCTTGAGATAGGAGGAGAAGCAAGTGAAAGGATGGTTCCAATTAGAATTAGAGAATTTTTATCAATGGAACAGCAACTGAAACTACTAGAAGATGATGGTTTTATGAGAGTTGTTTTAAAAGATTTTGATGAAGGAATAAATTTATTAGTGGCTGGTGGTGTAAATAGTAGACCAAATGTTAATACTCTAGCACAGGAAATATATAAAAAAAATTTACTTTTAAAACTAAATTCTGAAAAAAAATTAAAAAGTAATGAAAATACAAATAAATATATAAATTTTAAATTAGAATATGTAGATGGAATAATTACTAAGGAACAATTAAATACATTAAAAGTAAATGAAAAATGGTATGAGACATATTCAAAAAAATTTGAAAGTGACATAAATAAATTTTATGAATTAATAGATAATAAAATTGTTCCTAAGGAAGGAGCGAAGACAACACTTAAAGACTTTGAAAACGGAATACCAGTTCTTTATAAAATCTATTATAACGGTTGGATTACAGAAAAAAAGAAGAGCTTTGGAACAGTTCTAGAAAATAGAAGGAACAATTTTATGTTGGGTAAACCAACATTGAATTTAGATGACCCTGTTGAAGACGAACCAGTAGGAATGAAAAGTTTGAAGGCTAGCGTAGAACATTCAAAAGAAATAAGTGAATTGATACCAGATTCCGTTGAAGAATTGTTTGAACTCCAAGTAGAAGAAATTCAGAATAAAATTGATCATTTTCATGAATGTTGGAGTATGAAGCAAGGATATTTTATTTTTACTCCAGAGGAGCAAGATTTGGCAACTCGGGTATTTAAAATTAAAGAAAATATACCAAAATATGAAAAAGGAGTAGGTATATTAATAAAGATGAGAATAGAAAATAAAATAGATAAAAACCGGCTCTCAAGTGAATATGTAGCCAGAACGAAGAATATAAATGATGAGATGGCGGCTTTTGAGGAATTATTTGCAATTCAACATCCAGAATATGAAGAAGCGGCAAATCAGACAGAGTTGGATATGAGAGCATTGGAAGGCCCTAGTGATGAAGAAGTTGATGAAGAAGGGTTAGAAAGGCGTTTAGACGCATTAAAGATGACATCACACGACGAGGTATCAATGATACAAGAAAGAGAGAGAGAAATTGGTGCTAAGCTAAAAGCGGGTATTGTTGAAGGCGACATGGTGGATATAGACCGACGAATTAAAAGTTTATATGAGGAAGCGAAGACGCATGAAAAAGATAAAGATTACCAAAATGCTATTATAGTATTTCATAAAATTGAGGAAATATGTGAAAAACATAATATTTGTGATCTTTCTATGTATAATAGGATCGGCGGTTTATATCTTAATATGGGTGAGGTTGGGATAGCGGAAAGTTATTTTAAAAAAACGCATGAAAAAGTAAGAAAAGAAGAAGATAACCTAGTGAATAATGCAGTTGAGTTACAGGTGTACATTATGTTAATTGAGATAAATGATATAAGGGGGGATAAAGATAAAGTAGATTTATATACCGAACTAAAACAAGAAGTAGAAGAAAGAATGCAAAAAAAACAAGAAGCGGCCGATAAAAAACTAATAGAAGAATTAGGAAAAGTATCGCCGACGGGGGAAGGTAATAAGATAAGGAAGAAGAAGAAGAAGAAGAAGAAGAAGAAGAAGAAGAAAGGAAAAGCATCATCTAGCGATGAAGAAGAAGTGATGTCAGCGACGACGGGATTTTTAACAGTTGAACAATTGAGAAAAAAGGAAGAAGAAGAAAGAAGAAAGAAGAAGATGAAAGAAGAATGGGACGCAGAACAATTAGCAAAAAAGGTGCAGGAGGAAAAAGGTAGAGAAAGAGTGCAATCACCGGGTGGATTTTTAGAAACAATAATAATGCAAGAATTTTTAGATATGAAAAAAAATTCATTAGATGAATTCATAAGTTCAATAAGGGATAAAGATGGAGGATCAATGGAGAAAATAATTATATGGGATAGTATTTTATCTGTATTAATAGATTTAGAGTATGAAGTATTTCAAAATTTGGAGGAGCCTGTGATGGGGATTTTGGGAGGAGGATTTGCCGCACATTTATTAACAAGAGATGTTGAAGGTGGTCCATATCCAACAGATGATATAGATATAAAAATTTATCCAGTGAAAAAGCCAGATAAAAAGATAGTAGAAATAGCAAGAGAAAAAATGTATGAATATTTAGAGGCGAAACCTATAGCAATACAAAATCCGCAACGTGGTCAAAAAGCGGATGAAATAATGAAAAAAATTAATTCTAAAATGAGAGAGTTAAATGGAGATGAAAACCCATTTCTGAAAGAAGTTATGATTTCATATATGTATTCTTTAGAGGGTGAATTGGCAAGTTTGCAAAAGAAATCAAAATTATTATATGTAGAATTAAATGGAGATACTAGAGGTTATGTTCCACCAAAAAGGGACCCCCAAGCTGAACAAGAATTAAATGATTTATATCAAAAAACAATGTTAGAAATTGATGCGAAAAAACAAGAATTAATAAAGGATAAAGACCGTGCAACTGGGCTATATGTAATAAAAATAGCAGTAGATATTAATAGAAAATATAAATTTATAGAAAAATTACCATATAGCAATGAGGTGTATTATGAGAAAGAATTTAATACAGAAAGAAAAGCAATGTGTGACATAGGGTTTTGGAAAGATGGTCATATGATAGCGTCAATAATGGGATTATTAAAGGGGCAAAAAAAGGCAGGAGGATATATTCATGACTACAAAAAACCATGGTTGCCTTTTAATGAATATAAGTATCGGGGTAAAGATATAAATTTACCTATAATACATAAGGATAATTTGATAGAGGAGAAGAAGGTATTGGTTGAAGATAAACATTCGTTATTTAATTCACAAGAAGCAATAGAACATAAAACACCAAATTGGATTAAACAGAGAGAATTATTACAAAAAATAACTTCTAGAAAAGGGGGAGGGAGGACATTAAAAAGACGAAGGAAGAAGAAAGAAACAAGAAGAAGAAGAAATAAAAAAGTGAAGACAAGGAAAAGAAGAAGAAGAAGAAGAAAATCAAGGAAACGGTAAAATATAATTATATTTTTAGAATTATATTTTATATGAAATATAAATTTTTCAAATCACGGGTCCATGGAATTGGGTGCCAGACATTGGAAGAAATAAAAGAAAACGAATTAATAAGCATAGAACCAATGATAGAATTAGAATCTAATTCTTTGGGAACTAAATCTAAAATAAGAAATTATGTATGGGGATCAAAAAAAAAGAAAAATGTAGTATATTTAATAAATGGATTAGGTTCTTATTGTAATCATAAGGAAGAAAGTAATTTAATAATAAAGATAGATGAAGATAATTTAGCGTGCGAATATAGAGCAAAAAAAGATATAAAAGCCGGAGAGGAATTATTTGTAAATTATGGAAAGAATTGGTTTGAAAAGAGAAAGAAAGAAGAAAAGGTTAAACCAAAAAGACAACATTCTAAACCATTTAGGATGTTTAAAATACATTAATATATTTCGGTTAAATAATCAAAAGATTTAGTCAGTCCGTAATAAGTAAAACCAAAAATGACGGTATGTAATAGATAACCGCCAAATGTATAATTGCCATCTTTTAAGAACAACCCTGGCATTTTATTTTTAAGAATATTTTTAAAAAAAGGTAATTGGAAGAGAAAATATAGTAACATTATCAATATTGGAGTTTGTGATTCTTCGTAAAGAAGTTCTAATCTAGATTTTTGTTTAGAATCTTGTTGTTGTCTGCGAATTAAGTCGGCAACACTTTCTTCTTCATGAATATAATCTTGAACATGGCTTTCTGGAACATAATTAGGTCTAACTTGTTGGTCGTGTGAGAATTGGTCCATATTTGGTTGAATATCTCTAGCGTGTAGTGTAGTGTCACCCCTAGCATCATTTAAAGATTGCACAATTTGATTTATACTTTCTTTTGATAATTCAGCAGGGGGTGGTTGTCCAAAGCTTACGGCAGGTCCATTTTGTAAAGGTTGAGGAGTAGTTTGAGGTTTTTCTACAAATTGACTAACAGTTGGTTGTTTTTTTTCTTTAACATCCATAACAATATTTTCTTGAGAAACTTCATTGGGAAGAGCAGCAATAGAGGTAGTCATATAAATAATATATACATTGGTAAAATGAATATATTACGCAAAATAAACAGTTTTATATTTTCCTGAACATTTTGTAATTTCTGGAGTAAATTTATAACATTTATTTTTATATTTGAATATTTGATTTTTTATTTTTTTTAAAGGCGCTCCTTTAAAAACTAAACAACTTCTTTTTTTACAAACTTTTCTAAATAATGTGGCTAATCCTAAACCTAAAAGAATTGATATAATATATTGTCCTACTTTACTATGTATAAGTTTTCTTACATTTATCATATATATATAGTCATAATATTATATACTTATTGAACTTCGTAAGAACGTATCAATTTTTCATTTTTAGGACATTTAACTTCTTTAGCTTTAAATTTAAAGCAATTATCACTTTGATCTTTATATTGAAATTTATTTAAATTATCAGGATTTGGATATATATATATAGCTTGTTGGTTGTGTGTAATATAAACAACAAATACACCTACAGCTAAACTAACTATAAATACTGGAATATTAATGAGACCTAGAAACATATATATATATTTAACATATTTTAAATACGAACATTCATATTAGATGGGGTAATTTTATAATTTTTTATATAATAAGTAGGGGGTAATTTGGTTTTACCTATGTTATTGTTTAATGTTATAATATCAGTATCTTGATATATACATTTCCTTAAATTTTGTAAAATAGGCATAATATCGGTTTGGTAAAATTGCATAATAGAATTTAAACTCTTATCGTTTATAATTTTAGGATTGTAATATTGGTTTAATGTATTTTTGAATAAATTAATATTTTTTTTTAATTCTTCGTTATATTCTTCAATAGCCTTTTCTCTAGTCATTAATAATTTAATACCGTCACTGTTTTTTTTTTCAACCATAAGATTTTTTTTAGCAAAATTTTTGAATAACTCGGCATGTTTTTCTTGAACACCTTTTAATTCTGCTATTAAAGTTTTAAAATTTTCACTAGATAACTTTTCACTTTCATAATCAAATAATAAATCTAATTTTGTTAATATGATATCTTTTTTAATATCTTCCATATTATCTTTATAAATTTCTGCTAAATCATTTAAGGGAATTTCATGTTTTTTTGAAAAAGATTTATTAATGTTACAGGGATTTGTAGTATCACCACATTTTACAATATATTTGTCCTTAGTTTGTTCAAATGTCATATTTACTGTTCTATCACAATTAGAACAAGTAAATTTTAAATTATCAATTTTTTGTTTTTTAACAGATTTATCAATATGTTGTTTCATAATACCGTCTATCGTATTTTTTCTGTTTTCTAAATATTGACCTTTTTTCTCAAAGTATAAATCAATACTTTCATTATAATTTAATCCATTAAATATATTTTGTTTAATTTTAATTTTACTCATTATAATTAAACTTTATAAAAATTTTTATGTAATATATCATACTCACTCTCAAATTTAGGTAAATCGGTTATCATTGTTGCATTAATTTTTTGTTCCTTTTTATCTAATGTTTTTATTTTGTTGAGTATATAATTTTTTTTCAATGCTTCTTTTTCTTTTAATTGTTCTTCGGTAGGTTTAGAATAATATTTATAACTTAAAATAATTATAAAGATTGTGACAAAACCAGCGAATAATGTTAAATTATAAACATTATTGTTAAAGGCTATTCGTTGCGTATGAACATTTTTAAGAGTGCTATTTAAAAAGTATTTAACACCCGGTTCTGTTAATGATGGTATTTCAGATCTAAACATAAAATATAAAGCTAAAAAAATCAAAATAATTTATACACATTAATTATATATGGCAGAAAAAAAAGAAGAAATGACATCATCCACAACAGTTTTAACTGTTTTTATGTTTATATTTGCAACATACTATGTGTTAAGATTTTTTTTAGCAGATAATTATGCTGTGAAAAATAATTCAGTAATGGGTATTCCCCTAACAATACTAGCATTTGCAATTGTATATTTATTTCAATTAACTACAAATATTAAAAATACAAGAGTATTATGTGGTAATGTTCAATTTGGTTCAGCGACTTGGTATACAACACTACCATTTGTATTAATAATTGGAACTTTGGTAGTTGCTATGACCCTATTTCCCGGATGGAAGGCTCCATTTTCAAATACATTAGGATATTTATTAGTAAAAATAATGGGAGTTGATACAGCATTTAATAATATGTTAAAAACTAAAGCAGGAAATAACAAATTATTACAAAAAGTTTATCAAGATAAATCAATACTTATTAATTTAATGACACCCGGTCCAAATGGCACATTTGATAAAGTTATTACACAATTAGCCGGAGGAGATACAAAACCACAACAAACTGGTGGTGCTTTGATACAACCACAAACAGTCCCTAATATTAATGCGGGAGGTGGAATATTTAATAGTAAATATAAAGAATATATACCTGAATTGTATGATTTTGTTGTAGTAAAAGATTATGTATCAGAATTTATGTGGTTTATATTAGCAGGATTTTTATCAATACAAACATCATTTAATTCAATTATAAGTATAGAATGTAAAAAGAGTGAAGACCAACTAGAAAAATCAGTAGCTGACTTTAATACTAAACAAAAAGAAATGTTGAGAAAGAAAAAACCAAAACAAACATATAAAGTATTTGATTAATACATTATTTTAGGAAAGGATAAATAATACAAAACAAATAAATAACTAAATATAGCTAAAATTAATGACATTAACCATATTGGTAAAACCGTTTTTTTTCTAGTTCCAATTCCAAATTGTCGCAATGAACCATCTTTATTGTAAATAATAGATGGTTGGAAATATTGAATAAGTGAAAAAATAGTTACAAATAAAATAATGGACACTGATGTGATGTTTTTTTTAATTATATTTTTCTGATTCATAATAGTATATATATATTAGTTTTTAAAATATTATTATGGACTAAATACCCAATGATATTATTCCGTTTATACATTTAAATAAATGTTTTGGAAAATATAAATGTAAATAATTACTAACTAATTCAGTAGGTATATTTTTATTATTTACTCTTAGATAAATTTCATTATCGTATAATTTAAATTGTAATTGCCATTTTTTAACTTTATAGTCTCTAACCTCTAAGGCAGCTAAGGTCATATTTAAATCACTTAATATCTTATTTGTGTTATCTTTCATTGCCGAACGACTCATTTTATAATATTAATTATATAATTAATATCATATCAATTTACTCAAAAATTAAACTGGCGTAGTTCTGCGTCATCATCATCATAATCAGCAACATGCGACATATCATTTATTTCTTCTGCTTCAACCTGGTGTAAATCAATACCAAATATCTCAGCCTGCATTCTACTAACTTCATCAATTGTTCCCGTTTCTCTTTCTTTCAATAAAGTTTCCCGTAACCTTTCATATTCACTTCCAAAATAATCAGAATCATATTTATATATTGCCTCTGTTTGACCCACACTCCAATCTCCCAATTTATGTTTTTTCATTAAATCCTGAACTCTTAGACTTTCTTCGTCCATTTTTCTTAAGTTCATTTTAATCTCTTCCTTTTCTTTTTCTTTTATTTTCTCCATATTAGATTTTATGGTGGCGTTGGAATAATCCATATCTTTTTTGTGTGTATTTGTTATTTTTAGAAAATCATATAATATATTTGCTATGATTTCTTTATTTTTTTCTTTTTCACTTAATAAATATTGTCTATTTGTTTCTTCATCGTATTCATCGTCTTCAAAAATTGTGCTATTTTCATTGTCAATAGTATCTATATATTTACATAAACTACACAAATAGAAGTAATACGATAGAGTAGATAATAATTCACCATTTAAAGCGCCATTTAAGATTTTGTCATTGTGTTTTATTCCAGAGATAAATGGTATATTATCAATAAAAACCAATATATCTTTTTCTTTCAAAACCAAATCAATTATTTTTGAAGCATTTTTATTATTTGAATATTTATTTAAATTTTTTAATTCATTCTTTACATGATTAACAATAATTTTTTTATGATAATCCGTTTCCCCCTTACCAAAAATAATTTTATGCCAGTGTAGTGGTATTATTTTATTATTATTCATCACTATCTTATCATTTTTTATCATATTCGGGTAAATTCTTAATATATTATGAATTTCTCTACAAAAAAAAGTAAATTTAAAATAACCAGTTTCATCAGCTTTAAATAAATAAGTATCATCGCCTCTTTCTTCAAATACTTTTAAATTATCAAAAATTCTTTTTACATATAAAGGACGAGTTACCATTTTTAATAAATTCGTTATTTTATCTTCCATTTTATCTATTTGCTCATTTAATATACTAATAAGTAGTTTAAACTCATCATCGTGTTTATCTGTTGTTAATCTAAAACGGTCCAATAAATTCAATAAACTTTTGATTATATTAGTAATACAATTATCATTACTTGTATCAGTTAAGCTTAATAATAATTTTTCAAAAGTGGTTTTTGGAGTAACTATTTGATTATTAATATCAAGGTCTATGATATTTTTTCTTGAAATAATAGATATTAATTTTATTAATGATTCTTCTGAGAATTTATAACCATCATCTTTCAATATTTTGATTTTTTCTTCTAATGTTTCTTCCCTACCAGTCATTTTACTAGTATTAGAAGAACACACCTGTAATATATCTTCATCCAATGTAATTCCCGAATTAAAATTACAAAATTTAATAAAAGCCTGATAAATAACTTTTTCGCTATAAACATTAGGCTCATTTACATACAAATCTTTACTTCTTACTGTGGAAATAAATGTAGGCGAACGAGAAAAGTTTATATATTTATACTTTAATTTTTTTAACTTATTAAGGTTCTCATTATATGTTTTTATAGGACTATCTTTATTAATAAAAAAATCATATGAATTTTGATTATATTTATAACAACAACTATTTTCAACGAACGGCTGACCAGCAATTGTATTCAGTAATAACGGCTCGTTATTAATAATCCTTTGAATTCCTTCCTGTATTGCTAATGAAAAACTAGTTATTTTACCTTCTAATGACCCCTTATTCGCTAAAAATTCTTTAATATTAGTTTTTAATATGCTATCTTTTAATTTTCTTTCAAAATTCTGTCCTATATTTTGAACAGAATTAACCTTAACACTTTTCAATGGTGGTAAAAATGAATTGTCAAACTTATATATTTCTGATTTAGTTTCAATCTTATTTTGTTCCAACCACTCTTTCTTTTCTTGTTGTTTTAAAATAACCGACTGTTTTGTCATTAAAAACTGTTTCATATATGCCTGAACGCCCGTATCAAATTTCTTCTTCTTTTCTTTACCTTTTGCGTTATTTTTAATTCTAGGCAATGTATTATATGGCCTTTCATCATTTTTTAATTTTAAAATTACACAAGTTATATATTCAATAAATGTTATATCTACACTACTAAAAAATGGAAAGCCCGAAAAAGATTTTTTACAATTAACATATGTTTTCTTAGAAGTTATATGTTTTAAGCACGATTGAATACCTATGGCATAAGTACAAATCAATATTTTAATTTTCATTGTATCATAAAAATCCACATAAGGCTTAATTTTCTTAATTTTCTTTTTACTTAATTTGTCTTTCTGTTCCTTATTGTAATCTTCTTCAGATGATAAATGAGGTGGTTTTAACATTTCAAGTGTTAAATTAATAATAAAATCAAACTGTTCGGAAGTATCTAATCCTAACATATTATCAAATTTTTTAATCATAGTATAAATTTTTCTAGCTTCGGGTGATTTATAATTAAGAACATTATCCATATCTTTTTTTACTTTTTCATCTTCTTCCACATATCTAGATAAAATTTTAAATCCTTCTTTGTTATAACCCTCTGCTGTATCATATTCAATATTAGTAATAGTGTATCCACTAAATTTATCTATAATCTTATCGCCACCATCGCTAGTGCTCCCTCTTTCAGAAATAATTTTTTGTAATTCAATATCGTATGTATCATTATCAAAAGCATCTGCTAATTTTTTTAAAAATGTAGGTAACAGCGGTAAATTTGTTTTTATACAATAAAACCAATACATACTTTCGGCCGGATTGAATTTATCATATTCTCTACAATAATTATCACCAAATATTGATATTTTATCATACATATCAATAATATTACTGTCTCCTAATATTGTATCTCTAACATCCGAATATGGGGATTTAGGTTTTTCTAAGTCCAATACCGTATTACCCAAATTTAATTTTATATTATCATTTTTTAAAAACGAAGATGATTGATATTCTTTTAATAATTTTATATTTTCTTTACATTTTTCTAATTTTGTAAAAAGATTTTTTTCTAATTCTTCAAATGATGACTTAATTTCATTGTCAAAATTTTTCTGTATATCTTTTAATAAATTTCTTTGTATTATTTCTCTATTTTCAACATCGGTCGCACAAATATTTTTTATTTTCATACATTTATTTTGCATATTACAAAAATTTATTTCATTGACATCCATACCAACCATATCTCTATCGTGTTTCCATTTATCACTATCTCTATAAAAATATCTATAATCATAATCACCCTGATCTAACACAGCATAATCTCCATCTAATACTTCTCTTTTTTCAATTATCATTGCGATAGCATCTCGTAAGGCGGTATTTTCATCTAATCCAACATTACTCATCAAATGATTTTTTAACGCGTCTAATTGTTGTTCATCTGTTAGGTGCTCAATATTATCTTTATGTGATTTATAAATATCATATTGGGTTGGGTCTAATTGTTTATCAAAATAAATTTCATTATCATTATCCTGTAATAAATCGTCCATATCTTTATATTTTTTTGCTAATGTGTACGTTTTACATTCTCTAGTTTCACTTTCTTCGCGTTCTTGTTGTTCCATTTCAAATTTTAAAGTGCTAAGTTTTTCATCAATATCTATAGGTTGGGCTAATTCAATACTAATTAATGATACCGCAGTTAAAAATAATTTTTGACAATCAATTTCATTTGTAATATTTAAATAATCATTTGTATTTTCTAGATCTAAATTGTATGTATTTTTATCAATATGCTGAAGATTTAAATCTTTTAATTTTTTATCTTCAAATAAAGTGAATAAATTACTTTTAATATCATATTCAAAGGTAGATTGTAAATATTTATTATAAGAAAAAACGTTGTCTTTTAATTGATTTTTGTAATTTAAAATATTTGCTTCAATAAAATTTTTGATTATTTCATATGTGCTATAGTTATCTTTTTTCACATCAAAATGATAAATGTCGTCCTGATGTATATTAAATGGTTCTAATGTTTCAATGATTTTGGTATAAGAATATGGATTTTTTATATATTTTTTAAATTTATTAAGTAATACTCTTGTTTTTGGAACTAAAGAATTCAACCACTCTTTATAAATATCAGGATTATCATCAATCCTTTCTTCATAATCTATTCTTTCCTTAAATGGGAAATAATTTATTTTTTCACTAACTAAAAAATTGAAATCGTGTTTGTTAGGGTTATCTTCAGTTAAATCTCTAACATCTTTATTAATTTTTACAGAGGCACTCTCATTTAAAAACTTCCAATATTGAAACTGATTATCATGGTATTCCGTTTTATCATATATAGTTGTATTAGGTAAATACAATTTAGAATAATTAATTATACTTTCAGGTAAAACGATAAATCCTTTTAAATATAAATTTTCATCTTCAGTAAATTTCTCTTTATAGTATGTTTTAGTATCTAAATCTAATTTTAAATAAGAAGATGAAGTAAGATATTTTTGTATAGCGAATTTTGTAGTATCTAATTTTGTATATTGTTCTTTATCATCATTGCCTATTTTTTCAAAAATCGCAGAAGAGGATTCAAAATTTGATAAATTATTAAGTATGGCTGTAAGGTCATTAGATATATTTTTATTGATAATTATATTTTTTGTATTAGTAAAGTGGTTATCATATGGTTTAATATTTAGACTATTGTTATAAAACACATACTTATTTTGCTCACTAGGAAAATCATCATTCATATACATTTTATGTTTATTAACCATATCTTGAATGAATTCCCTACCATCTTCATTAAAACTATCAGAATTCATATTTTGTCTATTTACTTCATTTAAATCATGCAATTTTTTTCTATTTTGAACAACTGGTATAATCCACATAGGAATATTTTTAAATTCATATAAATTTTGAATGAATGGTTTATGTTTTGCTCCCCTTTTTTTAACATCAACCGGAAGATTATTTTCATCAAATATAGTGAAATCATTTCTTAATTGAATGTATCTATTAACTGTTTTTTGTATATAATTTAAATTTCGTGTATTATTTCTTTCAAAAATAGGTATATTAGATAACATTTCTTGATATAAATCTTTAGTTTGAGTGTCAACATCAAATCTTAAAGAATCATCTTCAACATCAACAATCTCAGTAACACTTTCTAATTTTTTTCCATATTGTATTTGGTCAGCTTCAAATATAATTTCTTGTCTTTCTAATTCATTATCTTCGGTATTATAAAATGGTAATATGATATCGTCATCATCCGAATCTAATTCCTCTTTCAATTCCTTTTTGTCGGTTTCTTCTTTATTTATTTGTTTTTGTTGTTCTGGGGATGGTATAAATGAAATACTATTAATTTCCAAATCTAGAGGAATTCCTTTATAAGCAAAATCAATATATATTTTAATATCGCTTTCATGAATATTAATTTCTATTTGGTCTTCTTCTAAATCAGTTATTTGTCCATTAAAATATTTTGGAAACGCCCCACCAAACTCAATTGAAACCCATTTCCCTGGAACATATCCATTTTGGATAGCAAAGCCCTTATCATTAGGATAATTTAAAATAACTATATTTTCAATACTTTCATCTATTATTTTCCCTTCATTTATTTTTAAAGATGTTTGTTCTTTACTTTCATCTGTAATTTTCATCAAATTCTCATCTAAATAATCTATGATGTAAATTTTATTGTTATAATTATCGTTCTCTGGAGAGATAATCTTTATAATTTGTCCCAATTCTAATTCAATTAATTCTTGAGTTTCTATTTTTTCAGACATTACTTATATTTATGATAGAAAGAATATTAAAGTATTAATAATTTAAAATTATAAATAATATAGTTAAAGGAATTTTAATAATATTATCAAATGCAAGATTTAAGTGAATACGCCGATGTAAAGCAAGTCATAAAAGACCCTGAATACGCTAAAATCAAAAATTTAAAGGTATATGAAAATAGTGGTTTATATTTGATAAAATATATAAAAAAATTTATAAATGATGAAAATGTAAAAACAGTAGGAAAATTTAGATCTGTAATTACAGATGGAGATAAATTATTATCAATTGCCCCTCCAAAATCTTTTTCGTTAAATCAATTCAAAAATATGTATAAATATGATGATTGTGAATTACAAGAATATCCAGAAGGGACAATGATAAATGTATTTTTCAATCATTTAAAGGATGATTGGGAAATAGCAACAAAAAGTAATATAGGTGCAAAATGTACATTTAATACAGAAAAAACATTTAGAACAATGTTTTTAGAAGCTATGAATAATATAGATGGATTTGAATTTGATAATTTGAATAGCAGCTATAGTTATAGTTTTGTTTTACAACACCCGGGCAACAAAATAGTAGTGCCTCTTTCAGAAACAAATTTGATATTATGTGGAGTTTATGGATTTAATGATTTTAAATTTAAAAATATGTTATATGATACAGCAGTAAATATATCCGATTTGCTCATAGGCAATCCACAAATAAAAACAATACAAAAACTAGAAAAGAGAGAGAATGAAATTTGGGATGATTTATATGAGAAAATTAAAGACGGCGATGATTATAAATTGATGGGTTATGTTGTTGTAAATAAGAAAACAGGAGAACGGACAAAAATACGAAATGAAGATTATGAATATGTAAAAAAACTGAAAGGTAATAATCTTAAGTTACAATATACATATTATAATTTAAGACAACATGGTAATGTCAAAGAATATTTGAAATATTATCCAGAACAATCGGAAAATTTAATGCTTTTAAGAAAAAATTTGCACGAGTTTACAAAAAAATTGTATGATTCATATATTAACTGTTTTATAAAAAAAGATAAAATGTTAAAAGAATATCCGTTTAAATTTAAACAACATATGTATAATTTACATCAATTATTTTTAAATAATTTAAGAGGCACGGGTAAATATATTACACTATATGCGGTAAAAACATATGTTAATACATTACCATTACCAAAATTAATGTTTTCAATGAATTATGATGAGAATAAAAGAAGAATAGACGAGGAAACTATTAACTTGGAAAATAAATTAAATGAATAGTTATTTAAATGATGAGAGTATATTTTTATAAACTAGATTAATTGCGTCATTACAAGAGGCCTTCACAATATTGCATATATTAACTTTATTTGCGTTTGTTTCGTTCATGAAAGCAATCCTAATATAAGAACTAGTATCGTGTGGATGAAATTTACAAAAACCAACATAAGATAGTATTTTATCATTTTCAAAATGTTTTTGATATAATACATATTCAATAACTTTACCAATTGTATAATCTTCATCAATTAATTCTATATCAAAACTATTTTTCATAGCTACAACATTTTTTTGAATAGGAATGGTATCATCATTACATTGTTTTATAATTTTTTGAAGTCGTTTAATGATACTTTCACATGCCAATGTAACTAATTCATTGTTTTTGAAAACCCCAATCGTTTCAATAGTAAAATCAAATGAATTATCAACAAAATACCTATATTTTTGGTGATTTTCCCAATCTTTTTCAAATTTATCTAGTTCTTTTTCAGATGTTCCTTTTTCTTGTTGTTCATCTACAAAATCATTCCATCGTTCATTTGATTGTATTGGGTCGGGTGTGTTACCATAAGCACAAGTAGATGCGACATTAAAACCACCGTGTTCTTTAGCAGTTGAGACTTCAAAACTAGCAGTAAATGATAAAACTTCTCCATCAATTTCTTTAGAAACTAGAGGCTTTAATCTAGCAAATAAGATATGTTGTTTGGTAATGGGGTGTGCTGGGAAAATTTTATTTTTATCACTTTGTATTAGTTTTTTCCCAGAACTTTTTATACTTAATTCAAAGTCATTAGTGGTTACATATTTAATAGAGTCCGTTTCATTTTTCAAGTCTAATGAGATTTCAATATCATCTAATTTACTATCTGGTTTAAGAAATACAGGTATAGATTTTAATCGTTGAATTAAAATTTCATTATTTAAATTTGTAGTATTACTATTAAATTTTATATTTTTATTCATAACTACAGTTGGAATATCGGCCATTATGGTTCTTCTTATTGAATTGGCAATACTTACATTTGTATTTGATAATGTAAATGTAAGTATGCCCTTTTCTTCCAAATTTTTATCAACTTTTGGAATAGTAATAATAGTTTTAGAAGATTTAGAAGCTTTTGCAGAACTCATTTTATATACTAATTATATTAAATATTTAATATCAATTTTTCTGATATAATAAGTTATTTTTATTATATCAAAACCTGTACAAAATACACATGAGTACCGTATTATATTATAGTAAATATTGTCAACATTCAAATAAAATTTTAAAACAATTGCAAAAAACACAATTACAACAGGATATACATTTTTTATCCATAGACAAAAGAGCTAAAAGGGGTAATAAAATATATGTTGTTCTAGATAATGGAAAAGAAATATTGATGCCACATACAATTACAAAAGTCCCGGCATTGCTTTTATTACATCATGGAAATAGAGTAATATTTGGTGAGAAAATTTTAGAATATTTTAGACCAAAAATAAAACAAGCAAATAAAAGAGCAACAAAAAATAATGAAGAACCTTTAGCATTTTCATTTGATATGAGTAATAGTATGTCTGATACGTATTCATATTTAGATCAGGACCCAAATGAAATGTTGGTAAAAGGAAAGGGTGGAACAAGACAAATGCATAATTTTCAAAATTTAAATAAAGATGTTCCCATAGAAACTCCACCAGAAGATTACACAAAAGAAAAAACAGCGGACGATGCCTTACAAAAATTTGAACAAGGTAGGAATGCAGATACAGCAAAATATTTACAACAATAATATTAATTAAAATTTAATATAAATACAACTGTATATTTAATTTATATATTATGGCAGATAAATCCTTTATCTTAAAATCTTATCTAAACCATTTAATGGAATTTGTTGACGAAGTAATAAAATTATATCCAAACAATATAAATTTGAAAACCGGAAAAACATTTTTAACTATGTTAAGAAGAGCCAACCCAAAAAAAGTTATTGTTTGTTGGCATGATAGTGTATTTAAACTATATGATAACGAAATACGGGAAGATAATTATGATTTTTTTGAGAAGAAGGATTATACCGCCGATTTATTAAGAAATGGCTGGGGAGAACAAATAGAATCTATACTTAAAATAATAGATGAAATAAAAAGTGAAATAAAAGAAGAAAGTGAAGAGAATAAAAAGAAAGCGTTAAAATATATGATAAATTTGAATAAATTGTGTAAAATATATTTCCAATAAATTTGTATTTAAATATAAAATAGAATTTCTACTTATATTTAATGACTGAAAAAGTTAAAAAGGCTGAAATTGACAAAATACCAGAAGAATTTTTGAAATCTATGAAAGATTTTTTGATAGATATTTTAAGAGTTTTTCCAGAATGTAAAGAACATTTAACAAAGGGAGAAATATATATATTACAAGATATAGACGATGATGAAGAATTAATGAAAGTATTTCAACATTGTTGCGAAATATATCCAAGTAAATTTTTTGATATATTATATAAAAATGAAGATATGTTTCAAAACGACGCAGAGGATACTTATTTTACCCCTTCAATAGATTTGAAAAAATTGTGGAAAGATGATATTTCAGATAATACAAGACAACATATATGGAAGTATTTACAATTAATCTTATTTTCCGTATTAACTGCTGTAAAAGAACCAGGAAATTTCGGAAATACCGCAAAATTATTTGAAGCAATAAACGAAGACGAATTGAAAAATAAATTAGAAGAAACACTAGAAGAAATGAATAATTTATTTGATATAAGCAATGTAAATTTTGATGAAATACAAAAAGATATGTCAAAAAATATGACAGAAGAAGATATGCCAAATGCGGATGATATACACGAACATTTAACAGGATTATTAAAAGGCAAATTAGGTAGATTAGCAGCAGAGATAGCAGAAGATACAGCAAATGATTTAAATATAAATATGAAAGATGATAGTAGTGTTGGGGATGTGTTTGAAACATTATTCAAAAATCCGGGTAAATTAATGGGAATGGTAAAAAAGGTTGGATCAAAATTAGATGAAAAATTAAAATCCGGAGAATTAAAAGAAAGTGAATTAATGCAAGAGGCTGCCGATTTAATGGAAAAAATGAAAACAATGCCGGGAATGAAAAATATGAATTCTATATTAAGTAATATGGGGTTACCCGTAGGTAAAAATAATTCAAAGATAAACATGAACGCATTTCAATCACATATGAAAAGAAATGTTAAAATGTCTTCACAAAAAGAAAGAATGTTAAGAAAATTAGAAGAACGGAGAAAGCAACGAGAAATAGAAGAAGAAGAAAAAGAAATTGTACATACAACATATAAGGGTAGTGGAGTTATGCAAAAAAGCTCAAGAAATCCAGAAGAAAATGAAGTGAAAAAAAAGAAAAAGAAAAAGAAAAAAAGAAAAAATAAGAAGAAACAATAATTATATTATAGAATGGTATTATATACTATGAGTGAATTTTGGTTAAAAAATCCATTGATATTGTTAGATAAAGACCAATTAACAGAATTATGGCCAACTGAAAATATGGGATTATCACGAAAATTAAATTCAATATCTAGATTAGTTATTATTTTAACAGTTATAGGAGTAATTTTAACAGGGTCAGTTAAAATTTTAGTAACTTCTATAATTACTATGATTGTTTTAGTAATGTTGTATAAAACACAATATGAAAAAGAAGAAAAAGAAGACATAAAAAAAGAAGTTTATAAAGAAGGATTTACTAGTAAAAAAGCAGAGAAATTTTTGAAAGTATTTGACAAACAATTTACAAAACCTACAAAAACAAATCCTTTAATGAATGTTCTTTTAACAGATATAAAAGATCAACCCAATAGGCCACCAGCGGCGCCCGCATATAACGAACGAATTAGCGAAGAAATAAATAAAAATGCGCAAAATGATCCACGGTTGTATCAAGATTTAGGAGATAATATGCAATTTGAACACTCCATGCGAAATTTTCATTCAATGCCAAATACACAAATTCCAAATAATCAAAAGAGTTTTGCCGATTTTTGTTATGGGAATATGGCTTCGTGTAAAGATGGTGATGTAGAACAATGCTCTAAGAACATGAGAAAATTAGGAAATGTATTCTATTAATTAAAAAAATATATTTATATACAATATATAAATGACAAGTTCTTACAATTATACATTTGATAGTTTAAGCAGAATCGGAGATGATGTTTGTGGAATATCTGAACGAGATATGCAAAATCAAAATTTCGGTTCTTATTTAACACAAAATCATTGGGAATCTGAATGTAATATGAAAAAACCAATCAATTTTGCAACCACGCAGCCTAATGTCTATTACAATGGTGGTGCCGGTGTGGTTGCTCCTTGTTATGTTGATGACCATAGTGATTTAACAATTGGTGCCACTCAAAATCGTCCAAAATGTAGAATTACATTGGTTGAAAGACCTTACCTAACCATTCCTTATTTAGGTAAAGGACCAAGTAAGCCTGTTTTAGAATCAAAATTACAACAAGGTTCTAGTTTTACTGATAAAAAAAGTTGTAAAAATATTACTGAAAAATCATTCAGAACTACTGATGTTGAACTAGTTCCTTCATTGAAAGCAACTATTCAAAATCCAGCCAATCTTGTTGAAGATATAGCTGCTCCCGGATGGATAAGAGGTGGATTACCATCAAGAGAAATTACACGCGACCAAGATTATTTTAAAAGAAAGAAATTTTAAAAAATTATTTAAATACATATAATTATTAATAAATATATGTATAATTATGACATTGAACTTACATATAATACAAAAGATAACGATACCTTATTTCGTAAAGAAATGTTAGATTTATTTCAATTACAAGAATTTGATGAAACAATTCATAAAAAAGTAGATACTTTATATTTAAAATATGCCAATAATAATCAAATCATTGATATTATTGAATTAATGAAACAGCAAAAAAAATTCACTAAGTTTCAGTTATTCGGTAATACTGGTAACATTACATACTTCATGCTATTATTTTCATTTGATTATCTATATTTAACGCATAAATGCTTACAAAATCTAAAAAATAATAATGAAATAACTAATGAAAATTATGACAATATATGTAATAAAATAAAAAAATAATTATATTGTATAAATATAATGTCATCGTCAACACTTAAAAATTCGTCAGGAATGTATTGTTTAGAACAAAGAGGACACAAAAATAAACAAGATTTAATGTTTGATAAAAGTTACAAAATACCTACTATCTCAAAATTACCAACATTAGGATTTAATCCATCTAACATGAGAAGTGGTATATATCATAACATATTATCTAACAATCCTATTGATATTGAAAGTGAATTAAGAGGTATACAACAAGCTAATTTAGTAAAACCAAAAAGTAAAGTATATCCCTCCATAAATAAATTAGGAGAAGAGAGTTATTTTGATAGACCCTGTTTATTAATGCCTAATCCGGTTATCATTGAAAGAAATCAAAGAGCAATGGGACCATACGAATCTTATCAATAATCTATTAATTAATTAATTCATAAATTATTGTAAAATAATTTTTTTTGCGAACAAGTTATATAAGATATGTACAAATTTTCACAGCATCAACTTTCTCGTCAATATAGGTCCGCTTCCAATGTTATATCCTCAGATATTGCTGATTTTCCATCCGTTTTTTTAGATGGACATTATCTTGTATGGAGTAACCAAACCGCAAGTTGGGTCCCATCTAAAGAAAGATATGACCAGGAAAACGAATTATTAAATATGGTGTATCAAACGAATTCTAGAATTGATGACTTATCTGGTAGTGTCGCACTAAATATTACCGCGCTTTCTGAATTATTTTATGGTGCGCCACAAGCATTAGATACATTAAAAGAAATTGCTGACGTTTTAGGAGATCCAAATAATATTGGAGGAACTGTAATTACTAAACTCTCTTTACTTGATACTTCCCTCAATTCTATTGATACTTTAAGTATTGCACAAACTCAACGATTAGATGACCATCTTATTAAATTAGATAATCTCTTCTCCAAACACGATAGTAATTTACTACTTATCACTAATAATAGTGATAACATTGCTCTAAATTTATCTTCTATAAATACTCATACTACCAGATTAGATGACCATGTTAGTAGAATCCACGATTTAGAAATTTTAACCGATGACCATATTGTTCATTTTAATACAAATGATAATAGTATGAATCTAATTGAAGTCCGTATGGATTCTGCTGAAAATAGGGTCGGCTCCAATGAGGGCGATTTAACTGCTCATAATACTAGAATTAACGCATTAGAAGAAGAAATGCAATCCCAACAAGGCACCACCGGTGGTCAAGGTTCTAGATTAGATCAAGCAGAAGTTCTCTTAAATAATCACGAAAATAGAATTGCTTTTAATGAATCCATCAGTCAAGACCACTCAGACAATCTTATTACATTAAATTCTGAAATGGATAATGTTGAAACTCTATTAGGTAATAAACAGGGAACTAGGCTCACTGGTTATGACACACACTTTACAAATTTAGATTCTAGCATGTCTGACGTTTTCACATCTGTTTATGAATTAGGAACCAACTTTAATTCTAATACTGCTAATACAACTCTCAAATTCACCAATGCCGAAAGTTTACTTGACTCACATACATCTAATTTAAGTAAATTAGATATTAGTATGAATATTGCAGAAAATAGATTAGCGAGTGTTGAAGATAGAACAACTGGACTTGAAACTTTATCTCTTACTCATACAAATAGATTAGATACCAATGATACAACCAACACCACTCAAAATACTAATATTTCCACCATTTGGGAAAGTATCTATGGAACAACTACATATCAATATCCAGAATGGGGAACTCCGGGTTTAACTGGATTAGAAGTCAAACCACATCAATATTTAATCAGACAAAATTTAGATGATATTGAATTCTTGAAAAATTATACTACTGAAACCAGAAACAGAACTGACTCCAGGTTAACTGACCAAAGTGCAAATGCGGTTCAAATTGGATTACACGGAACATATATCTCATCTATGCAAATTTCTTTAATTCAACATAACGCAACTTTAGTAGCCCACGATGCTAGATTAACGGCCAATGAACCTCAAATAGCTGACCATAAATCAAGAATTGTTGAGCTAGAAACCCTTACAACCAACCACGAAGGACACTTAAGTATTATTGATAATAGTATCAATTATTTAACATTCGTTGCTGTTGCTTTACCCGCACAAAATAAAGAAAGACTTGATACCCTTCTTGGCGGAGCATCTGAGGCATTAGATACTATAAAAGAATTATCTGATATGTTAGGTGACCCTAATAGTATAGCTAGCTCTATCACCTCTGGTTTAAGTGTTTTAGATACTAGTGTCAATTTACTAGAAACTATAGCCGCCGACCATAACAATAGAATCATTGATAATGACCAACGAGTTATTCAAAATATTTCTGCTATTTCTTCTCAAAAAAATAGACTTGATGGTTTAGATATTAAAACAGATAATAATGTAAATAAATTAATAGACCACACCAATAATCTTGCCGCTTTAGATAATAGTGCAAATATTGCCGAAGCGAGATTAACTAGTGTTGAAGATAGATCCACTATTCTTGAATCTAAAGCTAATACATTTTTAAGCTACAATGAAACTAATGACACCAGTGTTAATAATATTGATATTAGAGTTACCGCAACCGAAACTAGATTAAATATAACAGAATATGAAACTACTATTAATTCCAACAGACTAGATGCTGTTGATCTTAGTCTAAATTCTGCTGAAGGAAGAATTGAAACTCTAGAAAATAGATCCACCGCAATAGAAAATTTAGATAATCAACAAGATATTAATATTGCTAACTTAGAAACCGAATTAGACCAACCTATAACTGGTGTTAAAGCGAGATTAGATAGTGCCGAAGGTAGAATTACTACTAATGAATTCAATATCAACCAACACGATACATTATTAGACACAATTGACCTAAGTATGGGTCAAGCTTTCACAAATATATCGGCAAATCAAGTAAATGTTAATTCCGCACAAAATGATATTAATGCTATTGAAACTGTAATTGGAATTGGTGGTGCTAATATTACCACTCTAAACAATAATTTCATAGTATTAGACGCAAATGTCGCCGCATTTGAATGGAGATTTGGACAAGTAGATACTTATAAACAAAATATTTTGACAATGGGTAGAAATATGGAAATTGACCTAAGCACTAACTCAACTAATACTACTGGAAATACAATAATAAATACAACAGCAGCCAAACAATTAAATGAACTAACAGATGTTAAATTTGATGATAGTGTTGATTTCAATAATAGTTTAATTATTGGACATACTACAACTGGAACTTTAAGTGGTGCTGAAAATAATATTGGTATTGGTTTTCGCGCATTAAGTGAGCTTACAACTGGAGCAGATAATGTATGTATAGGTATTGATGCCGGGCAATCTATTGCGGGTGGGGAAAAAAATATATTTATTGGAACAAATTCTGGTAACAAAATATCTGGAGGTGATGAAAATATCGCAATTGGTGTAGATGCTTTAAAAGAAAATGTAGCTAGTCATGATAATATTGCTATAGGACATTTAGCATTAGGTAATGTAGAAGATGGTTACGGTGCTAATGTATCTATTGGTTCCAACTCCGGTTTAAATAATCTTCACGGCACCAATAATGTTTTCTTAGGTCATTATTCTAATACAGTTGTTGGTGCGGACACACTTAGTAATGCCATAGCAATAGGTTATAACGCAAAAGTATCTAAAAGTAACAAAATTCAATTGGGGAATGCTTATATCAGCGAGGTTCATACTGTCGGTAAATTAACTACGGGAACTGTTACATGGCCAAATACTAGAGGATCCGCAAATCAATATTTAAAAATGGATGCCGATGGTAATGTTATCTATTCAACATTACCCGAAGATAGATTAATTGATAATCTAGATGCGATTGATGTCAGTTTTGTAAAAGTTTTTACTAATTTAGAATCTAATACCATAAGATTGGATATTGAAGAACCCAAAATAGCGCAAAATGAATTGTCTATTGTGGGATTAACCACAATTACTAATGGGTTTGCTTCTCAAATAGCAACATTAGATAATAGTATGTCTACGATTGAAACATCTCTAAGTATATCAGAGAGTAATATCATCGGACATGATACACAAATTTCTAATTTAGATACTCTATCCGCCAGTAATAAAACAAGATTAGGAAATGCTGAAAGCACTTTATCAACTCTTGTTTATCAAACAAATCTTTTAGGTTCTGGAACTGATAGCATTGAAATAAGAACTCAATCTTTGGAAGCTTCAAGAATAAATCATGAAAATAGAATTGATACGCTTGAAGGGGAAATGGATGATGCTGAAAATCGTTTAACTACAATAGAGGAAAAAATTGTTACATATGATAATCAGGAAAATATTTTAAGAGACCATTCTAGTAATTTGATAACATTGGACGCCAGTATGAATATTGCTGAAAATAGATTAGATAGTATAGAATCATATAATAATGATGTATCCAGTAACTTGTTTTCAAATAATAATAGGATCAATTCTCTAGAAGTATTAAGTGTTACTAATGAAGTTGGCATAGAAGATTTATCTCAAGCAATTTATACTCTTGTTAATGGAGCACCCGATGTATTGAATACTTTAAGTGAATTATCCACCGCATTAGGTAATGACGCCAATTACGCATCTGCTACAGCAAATGTATTGGCTGGAAAAGCTTCAAAACACAACCCTATATTTACCGGGGATGTAATAGGCATTGATGCTAGTATGGTTGGTTTAAATATGGTTGATAATACTGCCGATTTAGATAAACCCATTCAAATTTTACAAATAACAAAAAATACTCAGATTGATAATAGTTTAAATGATATAGTTGATAACTTAATTATTACTGATGCTAGTGTTAATAATTTAAAAATATCAAAACAAAATGTTTTAACTGCCGGTGATAATGTGACATTAGTTAATAATGTCATAGGTGTATCTGTTCCATTGGCCAATCAATCTATCGGTGATCTGGGTGATGTTAGCACTTTAGGACTAGTAACTGGTCAATATTTAAAATATAATGGTTCTTATTTTGCACCCACCCATGAAATAGCCCTAATGCGAGGTGATATTTCTAGAAATCTTTTAAAAATTGAAGCAAATGAAAATTCAATGAACGTATATGAAAGTATTAATATATCTAATGTAGCTGCCATTTCAGCACTTACAGCTAGAGCCGGATTATATGAACCTAAAGTAGTAGATCACTCAACTAGAGTTGGGGCATTAGAAGTCTTAACTGTTTCACACTCTGGTGATTTAACAACTATTGAAACTACATTAAACATATTACAAACAGAAATTGATGCAAATGATAGTAGATTAAATACTTTAATGAATGACGCACCCGAAGCATTAGATACTTTAAAAGAATTAGCTGATATGTTGGGTGACCCAGATGGAGTTGCTGGAGCCATTTCCACAAAAATTGGCGTTTTGGATTTAAGTATGGGTTTGGTAACTTTTAATACTAATTTCAATACTTCCAATATTGAAACACATACTGACAGATTAAACGAACACGATGTAAGTTTAAATGAATTTTACACTAGATTTATTGAAGTAGATGCTAGTATGAACGAAAAGCAAGAAAAATTAATTGCTGGAGCGAATATTACATTTGAAGGAAATATCATTAACTCTACAGCTGAAATTTATTTAGATAGTGCCAAATTAAATGATTTGGGTGATTTAAAATTAGATGGTATTCAATCTGGGCAATCTATTGTTTTTGATGGGACTAATTATGTGCCTTCTTCGCAAATTAATATTAATAAAGATAATATTACGGAACACGATTTTATGCTTAGTGATATATCGGGTATTGTTCACATTGACTTAGTTCCAGATGTATATGAAATTTCCGGTAATTTATATCCCGCCATAGAAAAATTAAATGATATCTCCAATAGTTTAACAACACAAAAAACAAACACCTTAGAATTATCTCAAAATGTTATTGACCTAACTATTTTAAGTAACAATACCGCAACAGCGTCAAATAATATGATTCAAGATGTTGCTATAAATACTGTATACATAAACGGATTTTCTTTCCGTCTAGGTCAATTAGAAACAATTATTCCTGATACTATTGATAAAATTGATTACGCTAATGAACAATTACAATTTTTAGGTGGCGGTTTCATGACTGGCGTTAATAGACTTGATATCAGTGTTAACATATTAGAAACTAAGGTTGATATATTAGAAGCTCTAACTATTAGTGATCAATTTGATGTTATTGACCTTAGTATGGTTTTAGCCTTAGACGGTATGAATGTAAATGAACGAGATATTATCCAATTGAAAGCTCAAGATGATATACACGATATTAGTTTAATTGATTTATCTGACGCAGTTATCAATCTTAATACCTTACATTCTCAACAAGCAACAACAATTAATAATAATAAATCAGACATTGAAGATAAATTAGAAATAGAAAAAGCTAGAATTCTATTGACTGAAGGAGCTATTGACATATTAGATAATAGCATGTCACACGTTCAATTATCACATTTACCTATGTTAGATTTAAGTATGAATAATGCCGAAGCTCTTATTGATGTTTTAGATACTAGAGCGGACACATTTGATGATAGATTAGATGGGTTAGATTTGTCTTCTAATACAAATATTAGTAATATCGCATTAAATAAACAAAACATTAACTTAAATCAAAATAGACTTAATATGCTTTTAAATAGTGCCCCTGAAGTATTAGATACTTTGGTTGAAATATCCGAATCTATGAATGATGACCCTAATCTATATTCTACATTAACTACGGCTATTGGAACTAAAGCTCCAAAATTAAATCCTATTTTTACTGGTGAAGTTTTCTTCAATGCTACTGATTTATCTGATGTTCATTTTAAAACAGGCCATGTAAAAGGATTATATCCGAGCGATGTTAAGCTATCTGATGTTGATAATATTAAACTTTCCACTTGGGACGGTAAAGAAGGGACGACAATAGCCTTTTCTGGTATTACAAAATTAGGTATTGTTAATGAAGGTCAATGGCAAGCAGGTATTATTGATACTGCCTATGGTGGAACTGGTGCTGCTAGTGTAGATGAATTTTTAACAACCAACGGATTAAGACCTGATTATGAAATGCAAAGTCATTATCCAGCTTTAGAACTTATTGGTCAATTATTTAGTACATCTAGTAGGTTCGCATGGGAATCAGCCTCATCTATTCTGCCAACTTCCGATGCTTCTGGTGGAAAAATAATTTATACTGTTGAAGACCAAAATGAAGAGCTGGGTATTGATTTCAAAACTGCTAATGTTACTGCTACTGGTTTAGTGTTATTACAATCTGAAGATTTAGAAGATTTAAGAATTAATCTAGGTATAGGTATTGGTGTAAATGTTCAACCATACAATAAGGGATTACTTCAATTATCAGAAATCTGGGATGACGCTAGTGCTAATCCTGTTAATGGATGGATACATATAGACGAATTAGGTAGATTTGTGGAAAAACCCTTATTTGATGTAGGTATTGAATTTATTACATCTGAAACTGAAATGGATGCTAGAAATTCTATTATGGCTCAAAAATGGTTTGCTGGTTTAGATAGTATTGGATTATTAAATACTTCTACAGATAAGATGATATACACTACTACTGCTAATACTTATGCTACAACCGATTTAACTGCTTCTGGCAGAACATTATTATCAGCAGTTGATGTAAGTAATCAACATATAGCATTAGAACTTGTTCCAGGCGTAGATGTTCAAATATATTCTGATGCTCTAGAAAGTATTTCACTTCTAGACACTACAGAAAAACAAATTATTTATACAACTGGATTTGATACTTATGCAACCACTGGTTTAAGTGATATGGGGAGAGATTTCCTAGATGAAACAGATCCCAGTAACGCTAGAGCCATTTTAGGTTTATCTATAAGTGAAAATGTTCAAGGATATTCGGATATTCTTGAAAGTATTTCCGATGGGACATACATTGGAGATGATAATATTACCACCGTTGGAGAAATTACTCAGGGCGAATGGAAATCATCCAAAATAGCTGACCAGTATATATCCTCTTCCACTATTTGGAATACCACATTTGAAGAACATAATGATAGAATTGATATAATAGATATATCATTGGCATTGGTAACTGCCGATTTAAATTTAACAGAAGAACTTGTTTCTAGTAATATTTCGTCTATCTCTACTCTTGATGTTAGTTTCGTTTTAATTGATAATAGATTACAGATTGCAGAGGGTGATATTGATGATATTCAATTAACACAACAACAATTTGATTTAAGTTTAAACATTGCGTTAGCTACTATCGTTTTAAATACAACCACAGCCGAAGATATATCTGCTGCTGTTTATGAATTAACTCATAGTTCGCCTGACATGTTGAATACATTAGCATCTATGCGAGAAGAACTTGATGATGTTTCTTCTAATGTAGGACCAACATTGGCAAAAGTGACTGCTTTAGAAAATGAGCTAGATACTTTAAAAATTGATGTCGTTGCTAATGCGGACGATATAGGTGATAATCTCACAGCCAATACAACAAATGCTAGCAATATCTCATTGAATGGAACTAATATTGGTTTAAATAAAACCGACATTGATCTTCTGGAAGAAAGGGCTGATTTAACAGACGTTAGTCATGTCAATATAGTGTTAGATATACAAGAAAATGCCGATGATATATTAGCAATGGATTTAAGTATGGTTGAAGTAAAATCGGATATTACTACTATTGAAACTAATATATCTACAATACTTTCACATAATGCTTATTCTGGAAATCACGCTGCCAGAATTAATACATTGGAGGGTTATGCTTTACCTACGGGTAGTTTGCAATCTTCTATTTCTACAAACTCTTTAAGTATTACCTCTAACTCAAATAACATAAGCACTATTGTAGGAGGAAATACTCCATATGAATGTGCACCCGTTGTATCTCCTTCATTTACAGGAATTATGAATTTATCTGGCGTAACCTCTGTGAATTTGGGAGGAGCAAACGCATTTATTCAAGAACAGCACGAATCTTTAGACAGTATTGCCGGCTTAACCACCGCATCTGATAAAATGATTTACACAACCGCCAGCAATACTTATTCTACCACAACATTAACAAGTCAATCTAGAACCTTTTTAGCAGCATCAACTGTATCTACACAACAGCAATCATTAGATTTAGAAGTAGATATTGATGTTCAGTCTTATTCTGATATAACAAATAGAATATCTAATTTAAATTTCTCACAAACTGGAGGAGGTAAAATGATTTATACAATCGGATCAAATACTTTTGCTACTGCTGATATAACTGAAGCTGGGAGAGAAATCCTTTCCGAAGAAGATCTAAGTGGTGTAGTTGCTTTATTAGGAGTTAGACCCGGAATTGAAGTTCAATGGTTTGATTACGCACTGACTACCATAGCAGATTTAACTTTAGAATCAGATAAAATGATTTATACTAGTAGTCAAGATACTTTTTCTTCTACAACTATAACTGCTCAAGCTAGAGAATTTTTAGCATTTGGTACAGGTAATACAACGGAAGAAAGAATAGCGGATCTGAGAGATGGGCTACAATTATCTGAATATAAGGATTGTTCCCCAACTACAGGCGATGTATTATTATTTAATGGAACTACATTTACAAAAGCAACAAGAAAATATCACGAAATGGCAAAACCAGCAGCTAGAAATTATAAAATTACATATGATACAAATAATACTGCTTATGAAATAGATGGCTCTGATGCTAATTCAACACTAATATATGGATTTGATAGACACACTTATGCTTTTACTTTAGATGGATTAACATCATCAACCGCAATTAATATACATACTGCTTCTGGAACATCTTTACTTACATCAAAAATTGTTCATATTGATGCAAATGGTGTTGAAAGTACAACACAAGTATCGGGTGGATATTCATCTGGAACTATATATATAACATTTGATGAAGCAACTACAAGTGGAGAATTGGGTGGGTCTTCTTCCACATTTTATTTCTGTAAAACGGGAAATAATTATGATGGAAATAATGCCGATGAAAGATTTCAATTTAAAATTAAACATTTTGATTTATAATTAATTAAACATATATAATTTTTTATATTTAATAATTATATATGGCATTTACAAGATTTAATTATGATAAAGATAGATATGAAAGAAGATTACATGAATCAACTGGTGCTGGAAGATATCATTTGAATGTTCCTGGTCCCGCTCATACCCATAAAGTATTTGATGATCCACAAATTAGGTTACAGAAATTTGCTGGAAATAATAGAACAGTGGTAATGGGGCATCCTATAGATATTGATAATGATTTAACTGGTAGAACCAGAAAATTATCAAAATATTGTGTAAATCAAAAATTTCCACATAAAGGAGTTCAAAATTCAATACCAACAATTTATAAAAAGGAAAGTCGTCCGATTACAGACCAGTCTAGAGTTACACACCCATCTCATTTATATAGAGATTTAGAACAAAACCATAAACACCCATTGCATTTTGATCCACAGCAAAATACTTGTTTGAAATTTCAAAACAATCTTAATACCAGGCTTTTAGAAAGAGATGGTCATGTACCAAAGATACCAGTTTTATTAGAAGATAATTAAACTATATATTAAATAATAAAATATATTATTTTATTATATAATGGCGGAACTAGCAATACCACTCGCAGTTTTAGGGGGATTATATATTATATCAAATCAGAATAAAGAAAAAGAAAAGGAGGGGTTTGAAGCAAATAGAAGATATTTAACAAATACAAATAACGAAATAAAAAATTATCCGGTATTAGATGTAGCAAATGCAAGAGGAACTATAAATGAATTCTCTGGTGCTAGACATACGGAAGTTGAAAAATATAATCCAACGAAAAAATTAGTATCGGTTAATACAAATAAACCACCAGGAACAAATAAATTCAGAAGTTTAACTGGTGAAGTTATGCATAAAGGAGAAATAAAACATAATAATATGCAACCATTTTTTGGTTCTACCGTAACACAAAACACTAGTGGTGGTGGTTATGAAGGATTACTTGATGTATATACAGGCGCGGGCAGTCAAAATATTGAAAAAAGGGCTCAAGCCCCTATGTTTAAACCACAAGCGAATATGGATCATCCATATGGCGCACCCAATCGGAGTGATTTTATGCAAAACAGAATGCGTAGTAATGTTACAAGTAAATTAAATAACACTAAGCCGTGGAATGAAATAAGAGTTGCGCCGGGTTTGGCAAAAGGATATGGAACTCAGGGTTCTGGTGGATTTAATTCTGGTATGGAAGCTAGAGAATTATGGCAACCAAAAACGGTTGATGAATTAAGAGTTGATACAAATCCAAAAAATACTTATAGAGGACAAGTATTGGGTGCCCATGTTGGTAGAAGAGGACCTAGGGGAGAACACGGTAAGGTTGAAAAGAATAGACCAGACACATATTTTATCCAACAGCCTGATAGATGGCTTACTACTACTGGTGCCGGTGGAGAAGCTCCAAGGCAGAGAGCTAAAAATATTCTTAAGGAAACTAATTACGATACTACAAGTGAATATTATGGTACTGGAGGAGAAACACAGGCTGCTGGTGGTACTTATCAAAAAGGTGTATATCAAGACCCAACCAAACAACAACTTAAGGGTTATGATTTAGGTGGTGCTCACGCCCCTGATAATAATGGAGTTACAGATAAAGATTATGGTAAAGATGGTTATAAATCATTACCAAACAATCGTGCTTTTACTGGTGAGAACCAAACAATGGGTAATGCGTTTAATAGTGCTCTTACAGCATTAACTACTCCAGTATTAGATATGTTAAGACCAACAAGGAAACAAAATGTAATAGGCAATATGAGACCTGTGGGTAATGCTAGGGGTCGTGGGGGTGTTAATAATCCAACCGTTTGGAACCCAGCTAATAAACTTAAAACAACTATTAAAGAACAAACAATTGATAATAAATATATTGGAATGCGAAATCGCGATCACGGAGGTTCTTCCAGTGCGTATACAACTAATGAACATCAACCAGTTAATCAACAAAGGGATACAACTAATTGCCATTTCACACCAAATGCGGGTGCTACAGCGGGAACAACAAAAAGTCAAATTTATAATAATTTTAGAAATGCGACTTTAAATCCCAATAAACAAGTTCTTTCAAAAGTTGATAGATATAATATTGGTAATGGTAAATTACATAATTCTAATATTAATGTAACTAATTTAAGAAATAAAGCAACTAATCTGGCTCCAGTTCATAGACAAGGGCCTACTTATGGTGCGGGTGCGTCTATGATAGGTAGAGATTCATCTAGGCATTTAAGAGAAACCGCTTTACAATGTGGTAGGAATGATGGAACAAATTTAGCACCATTTCATCAAAATCCATATACGCATTCTCTGAGTTCCGCCGTATAAATATTTATTAATAATAATAATTAAAAACAAAACATTATTATTATTTATTATGGATATTCATACGGATATTATAAAAAAATTACAATTTTTTATTGAGACAAAAAAAATTCCACATATAATTTTTCACGGGCCTAATGGTAATGGAAAACATACTATTTTACATAAATTTATTGATATGATTTATTATAATAATAAAGAACACATAAAAGAATATGTAATGTATGTTAATTGTGCTCATGGTAAAGGTATTAGATTTATTAGAGATGAATTAAAATTCTTCGCAAAAACTAATATACAGAATCATAATGGTTTATTATTTAAAAGTATTGTATTATTTAACGCGTGCAAATTAACTACCGATGCACAATCAGCATTAAGAAGGTGTATTGAGCAATTTAGTCACACAACCAGATTTTTTATTGTTGTTCAAAACACTAATCAATTATTAAAACCAATATTATCACGATTTTGCAATATTTTCATACCTCATCCAATTATAGATAAAAAAAGGATTAGCTTGCATAAGTATAAAAATTCTATTGATAATATACCATATTTCACTAAAAAATATAACTGGTTAAAAAAAACTATTTTAGACAAAAAACATTATGATTCTAATATCAAATGCTTTAAATTATCAGAAACATTATATAATAAAGGATATGCTGCTCTTGATATTATCAATGTTATTAATAACATAAACAATAAAAAATTATTTGATAGTAAAGAAAAATATAAATATTTAATATTTTTTGATAAAATTAGAAAAGAATTTAGAAATGAAAAACTACTGATATCTTTATTACTACATTTTATTTTAATGCGGAAAAAACTTAATTTAGAAAATATATTAACAATGTAAATGGATGATTATAATGTGAGTGTTCTCTCCGAAGCAAAAAATGAATATTCATTAAGATTGGTTTCAATCTTATGCCCACTATTCATTGAAGGAGTTAAATCTATTTTTAATGAAGCAATGTCCCTTTGTGAAGAAAATTCTGAAGAAGACAAATATTTGATGACTTTTCAAAATTTTCTTACTCGCGTACCAAAATGGAATAATACTATTGTTAATGAAGAAACTCAAAGAATACTTCGTAAAAGTGAATGCCCTTACTTAGAAGATTTATTAACATGCGTTCATATCACCCAATTAAAAATTCTAACCAGTATTCGCGTCTCAACTAAGCAGAAAAAGTTAGACGTTGATATCCCCAAATTGAGTGAATTTATTCATAAATGTTATATCTGCTTTGCTAGAAAACTTTATCAAAATGTTTATTTATTTGAAAAACAAAAAATACCCCTTCAATATCAAAAAAATCTTAGAGAAACTGAACTTATTTGTAAAGAATGTATTTTAGAAGTAATAAGAGATAGTATGCCCGTTGATAAAATTCTTAGGGCTTATATTGATGAAACCGTTGATGAAGAAGTGGTTGAAGAAACTGTTGAAGAAACTTTAACCCCAGAAGAAGCCGCAAAAAGAGAAGAAGAAGAAGCTAAAAGAGCCGCCGAAAATGAATCTCAAAAGAAGAAAGAAGAAGAAGAAACTAGCGTTGAAAAAGTGGAACTTGTTGCTACGACTTCTCTCCCAGGTGAAAATCCAAAAGAAGAAGAACCAAAAGAAGAATTAAAAATCAATATTGATACTGAAACGTTGTCTTTAGATGATAAATTACCTGAAAAAAACGATAGCATTTTACCTTTAGATGATATTATACTTGATATGCCATTAGAAGACCCCATTGATAACAAAAAAGGAGGTTTAAGTTTTAATGATAATGACCAAGTTTTTGATATGGGAACTAATAAAGACAGTTTTGTTAGTGCTCCAAAAACAGATGAAAGATTAGCTGAAATTGCTAGAATTCAACACGAAAAAAGAAAAGCGGAGGAAGCCGAAGAAGACGACGATGATGATAGTTTAAAAATATTAGGAGATAATGTTAAATTAGAAATTGCAGATATTCATGATTTAAGCACCGATAAAGTATTAAAACCCGACCCCATTCTTAATGATGTTGAAGTTTTAGCTTAAGTGCGTAAAATTATTTTAATTTTCATACTAAAATAATTTATAATGACCAAATCTATTTATTTAATTGCTACAGCAGTATCTATATGTTTTCTAGCAGGAAAATTCATAGAAATGAAATTTATTTTAAAAGAAAATAAACCTTTAAAAGTATTATTTAGAGATGCTGTATTTGTTTACATATCGGTTATTCTAGGATCAACAATTGTTGAATCTTTTTCAAGTGTAGATATTCTTAAAAGGGCACCAGAAATTTTTACTAACAAACCTAGTTTTTAATAAAACATGGATGCTTCAATTACAATTGTGTCCCTGGGTCATCCCAGTAACCAAAATTTGTAAATATTCCATTGTTATTTTTTGGCTTCTTACGAAGACTATTCATCAAATTATCATAAAACAACTCTTCTTCTTTCTTTTGTTTGATTTGTTTTTTTTCTTCTCTATTTTTTTTGACCGTTTCTCTCATATTTGCTAAGTGTGCTAATTGTTTTTCAGAACACGTTTTTTTCTCTTTTTTTTAGGCT